TGATCCGCTTGTTTGCTGCCTGAAGCTTGCGAGCTTTATTGCCTGCTTTTTAAACTCTTCATCATATTGTTTTCCTGTTCCCATTGATGACACACTCCTTTGTTTTTATTATACTTTGACTGTTTTGTATGTGTCAAGTTTTATTATACAGGATTAATCGTAATACATTACACATTCCTCCTTTTTCTACAAATGAAAAAAGGCTGTTTTATCATCATCACTCAAATTCGTGACAATATACAAAACAGCCTTTAAAACTTTGTGAATATTTTTTCATAACAAATCGGCAGGATCAGAGCAAAATCTGCTCAAAGTCTGCCGTTATGTTCGATTTTTTTGGTTGTGTAGGGTTCGACTTCCTTTTTTGGTGAAAACCGGTGAAAAGCATCTACGGTTTTACACCTGAAATTTTTACTCTCAAAACGCAAAAAAGCTCGCAAATGCGAGCTTTTCGGGCACAATATCTATTTCATTGCACAAGTATGGTACGGGTGACAGGACTTGAACCTGCTATAATCAGCTTTCAATGCACGATTTTACGCTATTTTGCATTTTTCGTGTCATGTTTCATGTCATATACGCTTTGAAAATAGTCGTCGATAACCTTATCGACACGTTGGCGATCATCATCGAAAGTCTGCTGATAAACTGACCTAAGTGTGCTGGTATTACTCCAACCTCCCCGCTCCATTGCGTATATATCGGGAATATTCAGCTTCGCCATAACGCTGGCACTGATGTGTCGCAAGTCATGAAAAGTAATGCAATACCCTGCTGACCTTGTGATTTTTACGAGTCTGTCATATATTCGCTTAGGGTTGTATTGTACAACATAGTCATCAGGGTTGAGCTCCAATGCGTCAATCAGCTCGATGAGTGGCTTGCCAAGCTTTACTTGTCGATTACTCTTATATGTTTTTGCTTGTTTCTTTACTGTCAGCTTATTGCCAACCATAACGCGCACCTGCGACAGCGTTAAGATATCTCCAGTTATATCCTTGCGGCGTATTCCCTGTATCTCTGACATTCGCAATCCGCCCCATACTGCAAGTAACACTGGTATTTCAATATCTGTGCCACGAAACAGTTCAATGATTATTTCGGCATCAGGCAAGTTTTTAAACGTTCTAGTTTTTTGTGGTAGGCGTATTTTGCCCAATTTTATATCAACATCATGATAGGTCATTACCGCTGTGAAGAAGCCATATACATTTTTTACAGTTTTCGCAGACCTTACGACAGCAATGCTGTTCACCCAATCTTGCACAAGCTGTGGCGTAATATCATTTAACCGCATATTTGCAAATCTGTCAAAATGATTTTTAAGTTCCGACTTATATTCATGTATCGTGGTAGGCGATAGAACAGGTATTTTAATCTCAATGTATTCCTCAGCAGCTTGCTGAAACGTTTTTTCGTCCTCGCTTTGTTGAGTGCTGTTCAGCCACTCTGCTGCCATTAGCTCGGCTTCTTTTTTGGTTTTTGCCGTGAACGATTTGTACTTCCCTGTTGCTTTGTCATATGCCCTTACTCTGTAGTTTCCACTCGGTAATTTTTTTGCTGTTGCCATGATAATTCCTCCTAATATCTCTTGACAGTTTCAAAATTTTATGTTAAGATAATAGGGTACTACCCTACTGTCCATTTGCTGTGGTTTGTCGGTGTTGTACACGCCCTCACAGGTCGCTCTGTGGGGGTTTTTTTTATTGCCGTCCTGAGCTGTTCACTGTATATCTTGCACCCTTTCCACCGACGCTAAAACCGACAGATTTTTTGCCGATGTTCAGCTTCGCGCCATTGCCAAGTTTAATTGATTTTCTAAAACGTAATCCCATGGTTATGCTCCTTCTTCTATGTAGTACAAAAATGCGGACAGGTTTAAAATTCCTATTGACAATCGTCGTAATATAGGATATACTAGATACATCGAACAAATGTTCTGTAATAATTATATCAGCTCTGGGTATGCTAACCCCGAGGTGATATAAAATGCCACTCTACGAAATTAAACTGAAAGAATTGCGAAAGAGAGCACGTCTAACTCTCGTTGAGCTTGCGGAAAGAACAGGTGTTAGCAAATCCGCCTTGTCGAAAATCGAAACAGGTGAAAGTGTACCAAGAATAGACACCATAGTGCTTTTGGTAATTTTCTTCAAATGTGAACTTGCAGATTTGGTTGTAATTCACAAATAAATTCCTGTTTAGTGGAATTTTATTGCCAATATATTGGTCTTATTGTATTATTATGTGAAAAGGGAAAGGAATGGTCTAATATGAAGATAACAGACGAAGAGCTAGAAATGATTGAAAAGCTGAGATCCTTATCCCCTGACGGGTTAGAAAAGGCGCTAAACAAATTAGTTGAACTCGCCAAGGAACAAGGAGAGGATCTAAAGCAAAAACAAACAAGAGGTACATAGTTCTGAGCTAACTCATTTGAGTTGGCTTTTTTTATTTTACGTATTTATTTTTAAAATCATCAATCGCTGCTTGATATTTGCTATCTGCACATGACACACCACTGAATGAATATGTGCCGTCCGCTTGTTTTTCACTTTTCGTAGCAAAAACTACTTTGTTATCGCAGAAAACCCACCAATCTATATAATTTGGAGCACCATATTCACCAACCATGCCATCACAAATGCCAGAACTCGTTGTTTCAAATCGTTGCATATTATTGTCTGCTGTATCGTTCGGGAGACTTACGTTGAATTGAATGCTATTTGAACCATTTGAATACGCCTTTACGTAAGTTCCATCGTCAGTTGAATAATCACCTAAAAACTCCATATCATTTGTTTCTGTAACTGATGAAGTCTCAGCTGCTGTAATTTCTGCAGTAGTAGTGACAGTAGTAGTTGTTGACTCTGCGGTGATAGCTGTCGTCGTAGTAGTTTCGGCTGCAGTTGACGTTGTTGTACTATTATTATCACTGCTATCACTGCAAGCCGCAAAGCTCATTGACATTATAATAGCTACAAGACTTGTGATAACTTTCTTCATAAATTTTTCTCCTTTGGCTTTTTATTCTCGACTATTTTCGTTCGTCTATAATTTATATCGGCTATCACGTTTTTGGCAGTAACCTTATTTGCTGTTACATCAAACAGTATATATTTTATTTCATCATCGCTCTTATAAGTGATAGCTAGTATGTATTTTTTGTCCGACTCTGTTATAGTCTTTGTGCCGCCGCCCAACAAAGCACCAGCTGCTCCCAAAAGCATTCCTCCGGCGATTGCTCCTGTAGCATTGTCAAGATAATGCTTTTTGAATTGAGTTTGGTCAAGTATTTCAGCTTTTATTATTTTACTGTAAAACAGCGTTATTGGTGCACCGTAGTACATTACTAACCGCTTACTGCATATCCAAACGCCACATTCTGCACCTTGTGGTATGTTTAAACCATATAAGTGTTCGAGAGTATATGACTTTTTACATTTGTACTTGTTCTTAAATTCGATTTCTTGTTCTCGTTCGGCAATTTGAGCGAGCTTTCTTTTCTTCCTTTGTTCCCTGGCATCGTCGTCAAAATACATAATGATACTGACAACAACTATAAGTGCTACAAAAAGACCTAACCACCAAAGCATATTTATCTATCCCTTCTTTGTATTGTTTTATGCATTTATTGCAACAATCACAGATATAGCAATGGTTGCTATACAGCCTACTATAAGTAGCACTATTGCGGCAATTTGCTCACTTTTGTTCTTACGAATGTCACGTTTGTAAACATATTCTTCGTAATTTGCCCCGTCTTCTCTGATGTGTCTTTCCTGCACTTTTAAAATTACCATTGTCAACGCAAACGCCGCAACAATGATAAGCAACACAAGTATTGTTTGGAGCATAACTACACCTCCCATTTAAAGTGAATTTAAAAATTTCTTGAAAATTTCCCTTTTCTCGTCTGAAAGACTCCTGATCAACTCAATTATTTTTATTTCCTCTGCAGATAGCTCAATGCCTGCAGAGGTTTTTTCTTTGCCTGTTAAAAGATAATCGGTAGAAACGCCAAAGTAATTGGCAATTAACTGTAGTGTTTCTGCATTAGGTACACTGCCACGCTTTTCCCAATTGACAAAAGAGTTTTTACTAAGCTTTAAATCTGTAAGCATTTTGTTCTTGCTTATTCCCTTTTCGTGAAGCAATTCTGTTAATGTACTTATAAATTCATTCATTTTTATGACCGCCTTGTAAATTATGTAACAAATGAACAAATATATCGGTCTTATTTTGTAATATACGCCAATATTTCATCAAATGATGAAATAAGCCTTGACATTCCTCAATTGATGAAATATAATAAGTTTGTAAAAGAAATTATACAAAAAAGACAACACAAAACCAAGCCATATTGAAAGTCCCAATTTTCAAAATAGCTCGTTTATATTATATTTGGTCGCACTTATATAATAGCTCAATTTGACTTGTTTGTCAAGGTCCTTTTACAAAATTTATGTGTTTTGGAGGTGAACATTTTAAGAATGAACTATCAGAATTTCGTAGCAAAAGTCTATGCAGAACTTAAACTTCGTCGCATGACGAGAAAAGATCTCGCTAAGCTGACAGGTTACAGCGAGAACACAATAAACGTGTTCATGAGTAACACAGATAGCCGAGATCGCTCAGATAACGTGGCGAAAGCTATTTCAGCGGCTCTGCACATAGAGCTTTAGAGAGGAGAGGGAGAACAATGTACGGCAAGCTTATTGTCCACTATTGTCAGGACAATCACGTAACTTACAAGGAATTTGCTAAGCTGTGTGGCGTAAACGTGAGAAGCATTTATCGTTGGATAAACGGCTCAACGATAAAGGACAAGGCAACGGAACTCAAGCTTTGTGAACTTCTCGGTGTTGAGATACCACAAGCAAAAGAAATCTTTGACGACACATCAGACATATTCTACATCTTCCCCGAGGAAAAGCAACCGACAAAGGTCATTCAGATCGGTGAAGATTATTACGCAATGCTCCGTGAACTTGCGTTCAAAAGCAAAACGTCACTGAGATATGTTGCGGAAATGTGCATTGACTTTGCTGCGGCAAGATACAGAGGGTGAAAACAATGCCAGCAAAGAATAGCGAAGGACTTACAAACATGAAAAAAGGCGAGGCCGTAGAAAGGCATTACAAAAATGATACGATGTATGAGGTCTATGACAAAACAGACCCTGCACACTGCATTTTCATAGGGCTTTTTGACACATTGGAGGAAGCCACCAAGGCTGCAAAGAGGCACAAAGAAAGCTTCCCCAATGCAGAGATATGGGCATATGAAATGATAAGGGAGGACTAAAAAATGCCAGCAAAGAAAATAACAGCAGATGATGTGATGTCACGAATGTTTAAATCTGCAAGAGCCGAGAAAGATCTCACGCAAGAAAAGGCAGCCAAACGTGCAGGTATTACGCAGTCAGCGTTAAGCCAGCGAGAAAAGCAGTTTGGCTCAATGCAAGCAAATGAAATTTACTTGTATTGCAAAATCATAGGAATAGACCCTGCCGAAGTTTTCGACAGGTACTGCAAGGAAAGGAGTACAAAGAAATGAACAACATGATAGCAACGCTGGAAATTGTCAGATTCGTGGCTGCGATAGCGTTATGTACGGCGCTGTTTGCATTGGCAATCTACGGACTGTATCGAAACATAAAAGAAACCGCCGAAACCGCAATCCGTGAGGAGCTGGAGCAGGCAATCAAGGAAGCTTCAAAGCCTGTTGTCAAGGTCGAAATACAGACGAAAGGCAAGTGGTAAAGTGTCGGAGGGTATGTTTATAGCCTGCATGATAGGCGCAACGATCGTGATACTGACAGCTTTCTATGCCGTGATACTGTTCATAGCATGCATTATAGACCAGCACAAATGGGAACATGAACACAGTTATGACGATGAAAATCACGACGAAAACAGCGATGGCATAGTTTAGATTTGCAATGCAACGGATTTGCTATGAATAGCATTGGCTACGGCAAAGCGAACCTGTGAACGGCTACGAAATGCGAAGGTGTTGATTTGAACAGCAAAGCAACGGCATAGTGGGGTTTAGCAAAGAACGTCAAAGCATAGGCAAGGGCAAAGTACAGCGTCGATTTGCTGGGCAACGGCACAGCATTGATTGACATAGATTCGCAACGGCTAAGAATAGCTATGATTCGCAGGGGCACTGCACAGCCACGCAAAGGCCTGGCAAAATATTGCGTAGCTAGGGCTAGGTATGCACAGCACCGTTTAGATAAGCAAAGGCAAAGCTAAGTTCCGACAAGCAAAGGCGAGGCAAAGTTTTGACACGCAACGAGAGGTAAAGGCATAGCAGGGCGCAGATTGGCGGGGTTATGCAAAGGAATGGCATTGATTAGCTAAGGCATTGAAAAGCATAGCGACGCAAGGGCATAGCAGTGATTAGCAAAGGAACTGCAGTGACTAGCAAAGGCGTAGTTTGGCACAGTATGGCGTCGAAAAGCAAGAAAAAAATAAATTTAACGTAACGGAGGTCAAAAAAACATGAAAAAAATCAAAGTAAAGTTGACGTTCACCGAAGAGATTTTGGGAACGGCAAACGCAACAACCACAATCCACGATGAGTATATCGCATCGAAAGCACCCGACGCAAAGAGCCGTGAGGAAGAGATAGCCGCACTTGGTGTAGCGGAAGTGGTCGAAAAGTCCATGACAGTGTTCCCGACACTGGAAGACGGCACACCATTTCTATGGGATTATCAGGTCAAGGGATTTTTCAAGGACGCTTGTGGCGTTCTGAAAAAGGTATCAGGCACGGCAAGTTCAAAAATCAAGGCGTACAAGAAAGAGATTGACGGACTTGTCTTCGTCGAGGAACGAAAAATCCCATACGAATTCAAGGGCGGTATGGGTGAATGTCAGAGACCGTTGAGGGCAAGCACACCGCAGGGCGAACGTGTTGCACTGGCACACTCTGAAACAGTACCTGCAGGAGCGACGGTTGAGTTCACAATCCAGATTCTGAAAGACGATATGGAAACGGCCGTAAGAGAGTGGTTGGACTACGGCAGGCTGAGAGGTATCGGTCAGTGGCGTAACAGCGGCAAAGGTCGCTTTGAGTGGGAGGAAATCGAGAATGAATAAGAAATTCACAAGCGAAGATATCATAAAGGTGGCTAAATGCTGTATAGTAGACAACTGTGTATCATGCCCGCTTGCAGGACATGGTAATTGCATCACTGATTTTATGAAGAATGTTCTTGAATGCATAAAAAGTGAGCCTGCACCTGCGGCAACAGGCACAAGCTCTGAGGTGGTATCAAAAGATACCAATTCAACACACCTTGATGATAGCACACTGCTTGATATTTGTCAAGCATATGAAACTGCTGACGAAGCTTGTTCAAATATACTTACCGTCTATGAGGGAATGTCAGAATGTGAGCAGAGAGCCTTTGATATCGGAGAGGCATACGGAAAAATATTCGGCACAAGATGTAAGCTTGAAGAATTGAGAGGCGGTGACGGCAATGTCTAAGAAATACGAAACAACAACGCAATCTATAGAATGGAAAGGCAGAAAGCTATTCCGCATCAAAGCTGTAAAATCATTTGCAGATGTTAAGGTTGGTGATTTGGGCGGATACATAGAGAATGAGAGCAATCTTAGCCAAGATGGCACCGCATGGGTGTCTGGTGACGCAAAGGTCTACGACACCGCTATGGTTTTCGGTGACGCAAAAGTTTTCAATAACGCTGAAATATATGGTAATGCAAATGTATATGATGATGCCAATGTGTTTGGTGAAGCTGAGGTTGGGGACCACGCTAACGTTAAAGAATGCGCATGGGTGAGTGGGCATGCTAAGGTCTATGGAGATACATGGGTCTACGGAAACGCTTGGGTCTATAATTCCGCTAAGATATATGGTAGCGCTGAGGTCTTTAACAATGCCAAGGTTTTTGGCAACGCTAAAGTCTATAACAGAGCTAAGGTATATGGCAATTCGTGGATTTACGGCAAAGCAGAGATACATGATAACGCAAGGATCTATGATGCCTCTGATGTCTACGGCAATACCAGTGTTTGTGGCAAATCTAGGATTTGCGGTGACACTGTTATTTGCGATAATGTGCTGGCAGGTGAACAAAGTGACTAGCTATTCATGTTTGGATTGCAAGCACCTGAAAGGGTGTTTGGAGAGTAGCAGGCGTTACCCGTGTAAAGACTTTAAGCTGGCAGAACCAGCGTTATTGGAAAGAAGAGGGCGAAATGACAGCAATCGAAAAGTTGAACAGCATAATCACCAGCGTTGATACTCTTGCACAAATAGCCGATGATTGCAACTTTCCTGCCGTCAGAGCAATATACAATGCAACCGCAAGCGGACGTATTGAACTTTTCGCGCGCGAGGACGATTTCAAGGCACTTGCAGATGCAGTATATTCGCCACTGCACACTGTTACATCATACAATCACATCGGTGATGATGTATATAAAACAACTGAAATGTGGTTTTGCTACAAAGAACACACGTTCACAATGATAAGAGAGGAGAAATATAATGGATAACGAAATTATCGACATAAACCAGGCGGAAATCAGACAGATACCTACGCAGACACAGACACAGCTCGCATCGCATACTGACACGGGAATTATCTCAGATTTCCGCAAATATTTCAAAATGGCAAGCGAACTGTGCAAAGCGGACATCATACCGCAGGCGTACAAGGGTAAGGTCGCTGATACCGCAATAGCCATTGACATGGCTAATCGTATGGGAGTAAGCCCAATGATGGTCATGCAATCGATGTTCGTGGTCAAGGGCAAGCCAAGCTGGAGCGGGCAAGCTTGCCTGAGCTTTATCCGAGCAAAATTTACAGACGTAAAGGTGATTTACGTCGGCACAAAAGGTACTGACGACAGAGGCTGTTACGTCAAGGCAACTGACAAAGACGGCGATGTGCTTGAGGGAACGACAGTCACAATGGCTATGGCAAAAGCAGAGGGGTGGACTTCCAACTCTAAGTGGAGAAATATGCCCGAGCAGATGTTAGCATATCGTGCAGCATCATTTTTCGCAAGGGTTCACTGCCCGGAAACGCTTATGGGTGTGCAGGTCGAAGGCGAAGTTGAGGACTCTTCAAAGCCTGCAATGAGAGAAGTGGAGGATGTACTGTAAATGAAAACTACGAGAATTCATATAAAAAATCTGTTCGGCATTTCTGAAACAGAGCTGGACGGACGCTCGATAGAAGTTACCGGCTCAAACGGCGTAGGTAAGACATCTATAATCGACAGCATTAAATATGCTCTCACCAACGACAGCAGCCGTGATTATGTCATTAAGAACGGCGAGAATGAAGGCGAAATCTTCATTGAGACCGACACAGGTTTGACTATTGACCGCAAGAAGCGTGTCAATCAGGCAGACTACAAGAACATCAGACAGGACGGCAAACCTGTTCAAAGCCCCGAAGCATTTGTCAGAGAGCTGTTCACGCCATTGCAGATTGACCCTGTTAGGTTCACACAGATGTCAAGGCAGGAGCAGAACAGAATTATTCTTGACCTCATTGAGTTCGATTGGGACTTAAATTGGATAAAGGAGAAGTTTGGCGAAATTCCGCAAGGTGTTGATTATCAGCAGAACATCTTACAGGTTCTGAACGATATCCAGTCCGAAAAGGGCGTTTACTTCCAGACAAGGCAGGATATCAATAGAGAAATACGCAACAAAACAGCGTTTATATCTGATATCGCAAAGGATATCCCACAGGGCTTCCAGGCTGAAAAATGGGAAGCATATGACCTATCCGAAGCTTATACGAAGATAACAAAGGCTCAGGAGTACAACTCTCGCATCGAGAGGGCGAAGCTCTTCAAAGATAGCTATGACAACAAGGTCAGAGGTTATCAGGCTGAAATGGAAATTGCAGTAAGCAATCTGAAATCTGCTATCGCAGCAGAACGTGAGCAGCTGACTAGCGAAATCGAGCGCAAAAAAGCCGAAATCAAGGCGGCTGAGGACAAGCTCAATTCGCTTTCAGACAAGATAGCAGACAAGACTAAGATTTTTGAAAGCGAATACAGGGAGAAAGTCGCAAAGCTTGACAGCGACATCAAGGTAGCCGATGAATACACAGGCAAGCAGCTTGTTGACATATCTGCAATGCAAGCTGAGGTCAAGACAGCCGAGGAAATGAAGAAGCACCTCAACGAATACAAACGTATGAAGTCAATGCAGGACGAACTTGAAACGCTCGAAGAACATTCTAAGGCACTCACAAGCAAGATTGAGCTTGCAAGAGAGCTTCCGGGCGAGATACTTAAGACAGCAACAATACCCGTTAAGGGTTTGACAGTTAAAGACGGCATACCTCTCATAAATGGACTTCCCGTCAGCAATCTGTCAGAGGGTGAGCAGTTACAGCTTTGCGTTGATGTTGCCCTCAGCAAGCCTAACAGCCTACAGATAATTCTGATTGACGGAGCTGAGAAGCTTTCCGAAAAGAACAGGCTTGCACTTTATGAGAAGTGCAAGGAAAAGGGCTTGCAGTTTATCGCAACTCGCACAACGGACAGTGATGATCTGGAGGTGACATATCTGTGATACAACTAACAAGTGAGAATTACTTCTCCCAGCAGGCTAACCTGGAATATATGAGCTGTTCACAGTTCAAGAGTTTTTGTGACTGTGAGGAAAGAACCCTTGCGGATATCGCTGGTGATTACAAGCGTGACAGTTCAACCGCTCTGCTCGTAGGCTCATACGTTGACGCTCACTTTGAGGGAACGCTTGACGTTTTCAAGGCTCAGCACCCAGAGTTGTTTAAGCGTGACGGAACGCTTAAGGCTGATTATGTACAGGCTGAGAGTATTATCCAGCGTGTGGAGAATGACAAGCTGTTCATGAAGTATATGGCAGGTGAAAAGCAGGTCATTATGACGGGTAAAATCGCAGATGTGCCATACAAGATAAAGATAGACAGCTATCACCCTGACAAGGCAATCGTTGACCTAAAGGTCGTCAAGGACTTTGAAAAGCTTTGGAACGATACAGAGAAACAGAAACAGAGCTTCATTCGATACTGGGGATATGACATTCAGGGAGCTATCTATCAAGAAATAGTTCGTCAGAATACAGGCAAAAAGTTGCCATTCTTCATAGCCGCCGCCACAAAAGAAAAGCACACAGATTTTAATGTGTTTGCGGTCCCACAAGAATGGCTTGACGAAAAACTTGCGTTTGTTGAAGAACGCACACCACACTTTTCAAGGTTGAAAACAGTCGAGGAACCAGCCAAAAGGTGTGAGAGGTGTGATTGGTGTAAGGACACCAAGATACTTGACAGAATAGTTGACGCAAGAGATTTGGAGGATACAAATGCTTAACAAAGTTATTTTAATGGGTAGAATTACCCAGGAGCTTGAACTCAAGCAAACAGCAAATGGAACAGCGGTGCTGTCATTTAACGTAGCCGTTGACAGAAGCTACACTAAGCAGGGCGAAGAAAAACAGACGGATTTCATCACCTGCGTTGCATGGAGAAAGACTGCTGAATTTATCAATAACTATTTCGGCAAGGGTAGAATGATAGCCCTTGAGGGACAGCTGAGAAGCCGTACATATGATGATAAAAACGGCACAAAGCACTATGTGACAGAGGTTTACGTTGATAACGTTTCATTCACAGGTGAGCCAAAGCAGGACGGAAACAGCTCAGCTTCGTCACAGAGCGTGCCACAGCAGAATACACCGCCACAAAATCAGCCTGCACCAAGTCAGAATAACTCACCTGCAACGCAGAGTCTTGGTATTGACGGATATGAGGAAATATTCAATGGCGACGACGTGCCGTTCTGATGTGAAAACAATGCTAACTTTAAGAAACTATCAAAACAAAATTATTAATGAAGTAAGGAGGCTTATGAGTACAGGGCGGAAGCGCATTTGCGCAGTTGCGCCCTGTGGTTAGGCTCTGGCAAGACGGCCATATTCGCATATATGGCTGACAAGTCGCAGGACAAGGGCAACACAGTGTGGTTTTTGGTACACAGAAAAGAACTGCTCGATCAAACCATAGCAACATTTGACCGCTTTGGTATTCAGCGCAACACAATTCTTGTGGGCATGGTCGCCACACTTGCAAATGCTCTTGACAAGCACCCAGAACAGTACAAATCACCTGACTTCATTGTCATTGACGAGTGCCACCATATAACGGCTAGGACGTATCAGAGAATACTTGAACGCTTTCCAAAGGCATTCGTAGTTGGGCTGACTGCAACACCAAGCAGACTTGACGGCAAGCCACTTAAAGATTGCTTTGACGATATGGTGGTAGGCATTACCGCCAAAGAGCTTATTGCTCAGGGATATTTATCACCTTATAGGTACTTTGCGCCAAGCGTAGCTGACCTATCGGCACTCAAACGCAAGGGCAAGGACTTTGACCCGCAGCAAGCAGCTGAGTTACTTTCCACGAGAGCGGTGTTTGGCGATGTTATAGCGAACTATCGCAAATATGCCGACGGACTTCAAACGATATGCTATTGTTCTTCCGTTAAGCACTCTGAGAGCGTTGCAGAAGCATTCAGTGCAGTTGGAATTAATGCTGTACACTTTGACGGCAATACACCTAAGAGCGAGCGAGAACGCATTACAGACGATTTCAGAGCAGGGAAAATAAAAATCCTTTGCAACGTTGATTTGATATCAGAGGGCTTCGATTGCCCTGACTGCGAGTGTTGCATACTGTTAAGACCAACAATGAGCTTAACGTTGTTTATCCAGCAATCCATGCGGTGTATGCGCCCGAAAGAGGGCAAGACGGCAATAATTCTCGATCACGTCAACAACTACAAGCGACACGGCTTGCCTGATGATGACAGAGAGTGGAGCTTAAACAGCGTTCCGAAGCCTGAAAAGGAATATAACACAGACGGCACGCTACAGATACGGCAATGTTCAAAATGCTTTGCTACATATAGACCGACATCTGCAAAAAAATGTCCGTATTGTGGAGCGGTTGAGGAACTGACAAGACAGGAAATAAAAAATATCAAGCAGATAGAGCTTGAAGAAATAAAGGAAAGCAAGCGCAAAGAAGCAGATGACAAAGTTAAGGAATACAAGTCCGCCAAGGATTGCAAGACACTTCAAGAACTATTTGCGTTTGCAAAAATGAGAGGATATAAGCCACAATGGGCATATGTCCAAGCAAAACAGAGAGGATGGTTTAAATGATGAGAGGTAGCCAGGCAATTGGTATTGACACCAATCCTGTAAATTCAATTGCAATTACGCTTGCTAATGCCAACGTAAATTCGCTCAAGGCAATTGATATTATCATTAGCGAGATCATAAAAGAAGCACATATCAATCAGTATGACGTTCCGTCCTGGATACTGGCATTTGAAATGCTTACCAATACATTCAAGGAAACACTGAGCGAAGATATGCTCAAGGTGTATGAAGAGGCTAAGGGACACTTCTCATACTCTGCTATTACTATGGGAGAGCCTAGAAATGAGTAAGTCAGAACACGAGATACAGAACGAAATCCGCCTTGCGTTATCTTCAAAAGATAGCATTGTATTCAGAACAAACGCAGGCACATTCTATCAGGGGAAAATGGTTTACTCAAAAGAGTTTAAATCAATGGTGCTTCTCAGCCCTCGCAGGGTGGACGGACTTCCAAAAGGCTTTTCAGATTTGGTGTACTTTACTAAAGGCGGAAAAACGGCATTCATAGAGTGTAAGAATGCCGACGGAAAACTGAGAGAAGAACAGAAAATATTTATTGACCGTATGCGTGACCTTGGCTTTGTTGCCGGGGTCGCAAGGTCCGCTGAGGAGGCGAAACTACTATGCCAACAACTGATGAAAGATTAAAACAAATCGAGATCGTTGCTTTGAAAGAAGAGGGCGATTTGCCAGAAAATATGTCAATGTCGGAAAATATGTTCTATGAGGAAATGCACTGCCTGTACGCCAGATACAAAATGAGTTGTCTTGTAAGCAAGCTCCCTGCTGATATACAGAACAAAGTCCCTGTCGTGACAAAAGACGAAGCTTCGGTATTAAAGAAGAAATACCTTGCAGGTGTTAAGAATATGCAGATGTGGGAAGATATCTTTAAGACAGAGATACACATCGCAAACGAGATAAACAAGGTCATTTCTCCTACATCAGAGCTTAAAGGAATGACAAAGGAACAGCTGCTTGACAAGACTATACGAATGATAGGCGTTATCCAGGGATTAATGAATGCTGATGACAGGATACCAAAATTTTTGGAAGGCCTAAGAGGAGATAAGGCAAAATGAGAACGAGAACAGGAAGATGCAAGAAAACAAGCAAGTGCATATATGCGACTGAAATATATGGCGAGAAGTGTTGCGGATATTTGCTTGCAACGGGTGAGAAAAGAAACTGCCCGCCTGATAACTGCAACAAGTTCAAGAGCGTAAAACAGTTTGAAAGGAGATTAGATAGGTGAAATACTTAGATTTTCTGAAATCTAAAATGGCTATTGCTACCGACAGCGGTTTTGACGTTCCGGACAAGAAAATAAACACGTCACTCAAGCCCAACCAGCGTGACATTGTTAAGTGGGCTGTAAGAGGTGGCAAGCGTGCTGTGTTTGCCAAGTTTGGACTAGGCAAGTCTGTTATACAGCTGGAATGGTGTACACAGATCATAGCTCATGAAGGCGGAAAAGCCCTCATAATATGTCCTCTGGGTGTTAAACAGGAGTTTGTTCATGACGCTGTTGAGATACTCGGCTATGATGCTCCTGCATACGTTAAAACCATGGCAGAAGTGAGGGCGTGTTCGGCTGATATCATGATAACGAACTACGAGAGAGTCCGTGACGGAGATATTGATGTAAAGTATTTCACAGCGACTTCCCTTGACGAAGCGGCTGTATTGAGAAGTTTCGGCAGCAAAACCTATCAAGAATTTCTGAAGAAGTTCAACGGCATTCCATATAAGCTTGTGGCAACCGCAACGCCTGATCCTAACAAGTACAAAGAACTTATCCATTACGCTGGATATCTTGAAATCATGGACACAGGACAGGCTCTGACACGCTTCTTTCAGCGTGACAGCACAAAGGCTAACAACTTGACATTGTACCCTCACAAGGAAGAAGAGTTTTGGCTATGGGTAAGCTCATGGGCGGTATTTGTTTCAAAGCCGTCAGATGTCAACCCCACATATTCTGATGAGGGATATGATTTGCCTGAGCTAAAAATCAATTATCACAGGCTTGCAGTTTGCAAAGACGAGTTGTCAGTCGATAAGTTCGGCCAGAGTAAACTGTTCGATGAGGCTACCGCTAGCTTGCAAGACGAAGCAAAGATAAAGCGTGAAAGTATATCTCAGCGTGTTGCAGAAGCAGCTAAAATAATAGCTGAAAACCCAGAGGATAGCTTTATTATCTGGCATGACCTTGAAGAAGAACGCCACGAGATAAAGCGACAGATACCAAATGTTGTTGATATCTATGGTTCTATGGACATCGACTTGCGAGAACGAAGAGTTATCGACTTTGCTAACGGCAAAATAAAGCTGTTTGCGACAAAGAAGATACTTTCTGGAAGTGGCTGTAACTTTCAGAAACATTGTCACAGGGCAATATTTATCGGTATCGACTACAAGTTTAATGACTTCATTCAGGCTGTTCACCGCATATATAGGTTTCTGCAAACTGATGAAGTGACAATCGACATAATCTACATGGACGAAGAAGACGAGATAAAAAAACAGCTGCTCGACAAATGGAAACGTTTCGACTATCAATCTGAGAAAATGGCTGAGATAGTCCGCAAAAACGGCTTGTCTAGCGTTGACAACATCTCCGACAAAATGAAAAGAAGCATAGGAGTGAAAAGAGTGATAGTAGAGGGTAATCACTACAAATACATAAACAATGACTGCATATGGGAGCTCGAACAAATGCCCGACAACAGCGTTGACGAGATAGTAACTTCAATCCCATTTGGTAATCATTATGAGTATACGCCAAGCTACAATGACCTTGGGCACAACGAGGATAATGACAGGTTCTTTGAGCAAATGGACTATTTGACGCCTAATCTGCTGAGAGTGCTGAAACCTGGCAGAGTAGCTTGCATACACGTTAAGGACAGAATTTTATTTGGCAATGCAACAGGTGACGGAATGCCAACTGTTGACCCGTTTAGTGACTTGACTGTTATGCACTACATGAAACACGGCTTTCGCTATATGGGCAGAATTACAATTACAACTGACGTTGTTCGTGAGAACAATCAGACGTACCGCCTTGGCTGGACAGAACAGTGCAAGGACGGCTCGAAAATGGGAGTGGGTTGCCCAGAATATGTTCTGCTCTTTAGAAAGCTTCCTACAGATACAAGCAAGGCTTATGCAGACACACCTGTTACAAAGAGCAAAGCTGATTACAGCAGAGGACGTTGGCAGATTGACGCTCACGCTTACTGGAGATCCAGCGGCGATAGGCTCGTGACAAAGGACGAGTTAAAAGAAGTTTCGGTGAACAAGCTTCAAAAGGTATACACACAGTTTTCAAAGAGCAATGTTTACAACTATGACGAACACGTTGCCCTGGCAGAAAAGCTTGACAAGGAAAACAAATTACCAGCGTCGTTTATGGTAATCGCCCCTGCGAGCTGGAACGATACAGTCTGGGACGATATCAACCGAATGAGAACGCTCAACGCTGAACAGCGTAGACGTGATATGCAAATGCACGTTTGTCCTTTACAGCTCGATATAATCGAACGCCTTATCACTAGGTACTCCAATGAGGGCGATGTTGTGCTTGACCCATTCGGTGGAATAGGCTCAACTCCTATGACTGCTATTAAAATGGGTCGATATGGAATAGGCATTGAGCTTAACCCTGATTATTTCCGTGACGGCGTAGGATACTGCAAAGCGGAAGAGGATAAGATAGACGTACCAACGTTGTTTGATTTTATGGATAATAAAGAAAAAGCCGCCCCGTAGGGCGGCATAAGATTATGTTCGATAACGTTTCTTGATAAATGTATAAAGCCCAACGGCAATCGATATTATGAGCAGACCGCCAAGGACAGGTACGGTATCAACGAGCTTCACAAAGGCAAATACAAAAATCTTAAGCGTTGACCACAAGGACTGCAACAGTTGTAACATTTTATCACTCCTTTCTTGAAATTTTATACATTATATCACCATAGGATATGATTGTCAATGGGCATAACAAACAAAACGCAGGACTTTCACACATTGAACACAAAAGGAGGAACATATGAGTAAAATAAAAATTTTTAAAGAAATTCTCACAGCAGTTGGTATATGGAGTTTGGTCGGCCTATCATGGCAAATACTTGAGATTTTAATGTATGGAGAAGTACAGCCACGAGGTGTAGACACAATCGTTACCGCTGTACTGAGTCTATCTATATATATAAACTTAGAGATGTTGGAGTGATAACATGGGTAACAACAAATTCTGCACCAGCTGCAAATATTTTGAGAAATCACCTGACAACTGCGGCAGGAAGAACGGAAAATACGGGCTGTGCGGGTATGGTGTGAGACAGGGATTTCGTCCAAAAACAATCAACTATCTGCACCCTGTCTGTGAAGAATTCAAAGACAAGATAGAGGCAGTGAAATGCAGTGCTGCTACAACCCTCTGCTGGTACTGCAAACACGCAGTGCCAAAGAGGGACAAGCTGACAGGTGAACAGATAACAGGGTGCAGTTGGTCGATAGACAGACAGCCTGTTGTCGGCTGGAAAACGCACTGTCATAGGGTTTACAAGGGGCAGAAAGGCACGTTGCATTCTTACACTGTAACTGAGTGCCCTGAGTTTGAGGAGGGATAACATGAAGGTATTAATAGCGTGTGAAGAATCGCAAGAGGTCTGCAAGGCATTTCGTGCAAAAGGTCACGAAGCGTACAGCTGCGACATTCAGATGTGTTCAGGCGATCACCCTGAGTGGCATATATTAGGTGATGCTCTGACCGTTATCAACGGCAATGCAAACTTCACAACTTGCGACGGACAGGTACATACGGTAGACAAATGGGATTTGCTGATAGCTCATCCGCCGTGTACGTATCTTAGCAACGCGGGAGCAGCACGTCTGTACAAAAAAATGAATGGGAAAAGTTATGTTGACCTTGAAAGATTTAATAAAGGGCAAGACGCAAAAGAATTTTTCCTGAAATTTTTTCATGCCCCTGTTAAAAGAATAGCTGTTGAAAATCCAATCCCGTCTGGAGTATATCGGTTGCCGAAATATACGCAGACCATACAACCATATGAATACGGACACCCATACAGCAAAAAAACGTGTTTGTGGTTGAAAAATCTGCCTAAATTGGCACCGACAAATGTTGTTAAACCCATATGTTCATGGGTATCAGGTGGTAGCAAAAAGTCGGACGGCACTGCACGCACAAACTGTGGAATGCCGTTTCGTGACAGCAAGACAAAATCCAAAACATTTTCAGGCATAGCACAAGCAATGGCTGAACAATGGGGAAGTGAGGAGGGATAAGAGTGAAAACACATGATCTGAAACTTAGCGTAGAATTTTGTGACGCCGTTCTGAGCGGTGAGAAAACTTTTGAGGTCAGAAAGAATGACAGAGGTTTTCAGACGGGAGATCTGATAAGATTTATACCGACTGACGGAACGTCTTATCGTAGCTCAGACGGCATAGTAAGAGAACACGCAAAACATGAGATATCAGGACATACATACAAGATAACATATATCCTCAACGGCTGGGGAATAAAGAACGGGTATGTTGTGCTGGGAATTAAGGAGATAAAATGCAATAACTGCGTATTTTATCATACTTGTAGCAAACGGAATGTAGTTTGTGATAATTACAGACCTAGACAAACTGAGGAGGATTAACATGAACAAGAAAGAAATTAACGAGATCAAGAGAATATTCAGCGACGACTGTGGACTTTTCACAGTAAACCACGTTGTTACGGCATTTGTGGACGCTGAAAAGAACATAAAGTGCAGGACCAATCAGCTTTACAACACTATTCCGCAGGACGAGGCGGAGCTGATAATGATAAACCTGAAAAAGGTGCTCAGCGGCTCTATCGGCAAAAATCTGCTGGAATATTCGTTTCCGAAGGACGCATATCTTGAGGGTGGGGCACAGCCTTTCATGTATGAAACATTGCAAAGCAAGCTGCTTGATGAGGAAAAGGTTGATAATTTTCTCAACGCCATAGTTGAAAAGGTGGAGTATGTGTCTACATATACCATTTTCATGGCACACTGTACATATTCCGTGCTGAGGAAGAACAAAATGGACGAGTTTGAGGAAGAGGCTGACACGGATTACAATTTTATAGTGACAGCTCTTTGCCCTGTAAATCTGCGTATTGACGGGCTTGTGTATGATGAACAGGACAATTCTATCGCAAAGAAAGAGTCATGCGACAGAATTGTTGAGCTTCCAAGTGACGGCTTTTTGTTCCCACTTTTCAATGACCGTGCACCTGATATCAACGGCGTGCTTTACTACACGAAGAACGCTAAAAAGCCGAACACATCTGTTGTTGAGGAGCTTTTGGGCTGCGAGTTCTCAATGACCTGTCAGAACGAAAAGGAAACTTTCAAGGATATCCTCACAAGCGTTGTGGGTGATGAGCTTGACTATGATCTTATCACTACTGTGAATGACAAGATTTCCACGTTCGTTGACCAGAATGCACATGAAACTGAGATTCCGACTATAGACGAGCATAAGCTTTCATCAATTCTGTGGGAGGCTGGCGTAAGTCAGAAAAAACTGGAAAAGTTGCATGGTGTGTATGAAAATGCTATGTACGGCAAGGTTTTCAGGGCTGTCAATCTGGTGGAGGATAAGGTAACGATATCAGGAATGGGATTCAAGATGACCGTAGACAATTATCGCAAAGGTGACGTATCCACAGCAATAGGCAAGGTTATTTTCGGTGTTGCTGATACGGCTGTTGACGTGAATGGTATCGGTATTAAAATGGACGGTGTTGCCAGATGAAATATTACAATTTGAGGAGGGGTAAAAGTGACAAACAAAGAAAGGCTAGCAAAGCTTGACGGCGGTCAGTTGGACGCTATGTGGAATTTTCTGGAATTGAGAAAGCAATGCGAATGTACCAAGCAGGACGTACAGCTATTGCGTGAACACTGCGAAAATATCCGCATAGCGTTGACGCAGAAAAATGCAGGTCAGCGAAAAGATGGTGCCAAAGATTGCATTGATTTCGACGAATTGGGGACATACATTAATTTCGTAGTTATTGACGCCCTTGTGTTGTATATTTATGGTGGTCTTGACAAATTGGAAGAGGTGCTGCCAGATGAAAAATGAATATTACAGTTGGTACAAAGAACATCATATATGCCCATTATGCAGGGTAAATAAACCTGTCGGCAATCATGCGTACTGTCACGAATGCCGTGCGAAGTATCGTGAATACCAGGAAAAACGCATTTGCAGGAACAGAGATGAGATATATCAGAAAAATCGCGAGAGATATTATCACTATAAAGAACAGGGGTTATGCGTAAGTTGTGGCAAGCCCGCAGTTCCGGGCAAAGTTTTCTGTCAGAAATGTGCAAACAATAAGAATCGAAAAAAAACGTCTGAAAAAGTTGGAAAATGCAACGGACCCACGATGGCTATGGGTAGAAGAACATCGTTGCTATCTCTGCGGAGAGCCTGCAATCGAGGGACATAAGCTATGCCAGAAACATTATGACGAATCATGCAAAGGACTTGAAAAAGCAAGATCGGTTGCGAAAGAAGCAAAAATCGGACTACATGCTCCGTTTACATTTGGAGGTGGCAAGGCATGACAAAAATCAAACCTGAATACATATTCCCATTGTTGCTGATTTTGCTAGACGTGGGAGCAGCAATTATATACGCCGTGCAGAAAGACTACAAAAAGGCCGTCTACTGGATAGCGGCGGCAGTGTTAAATGTGACGGTAACTTTTTAGGAGGTATAACATATGTCAAGATACATCGACGCAGACAATCTGATTAACGAACTATCGGCGGCGTGTATGCCGATATATGAAAAAGGCATAACAGGCATTCTGGGTGATAACAGCAGCATTGCTGATATAATCAACGAACAGCCTACCGCAGATGTGCAGGAAGTCAAGCGTGGGTATTGGATACCCGAAAGAGATCCGGACGAAAATAATAGGATACAATGCTTTCACTGCTCCGTGTGTGATGATGATTTCCATTACATTGGGGCGTTTGTCGCAACGAAATACTGCCCTAACTGCGGAGCAAAATGCGATATTTGAAAAGAGGAAAAGTAATGATACATAGTACAACAAGTTATACACTTATCAAAGGTGAAGAAAACATTACTTTTAATTCTGAAAAAGATGCTTGCAAATTTTTAGGAGTAGCGAAAAGTACAGTGTCTTCCTGCTATGGAAAAAAATCAAAATGTAAAGGATATTCAATTATAAAAAACGGAATAACAACTCACCACGCTACAAAAACACGTCTTTATAAAATCTGGGACGGCATGAGGGAAAGGTGTACAAGAGCGAAACACCCTTATTATCACTCATATGGTGGGAGAGGGATATCTGTATGTGACGAATGGCAAAGCTTCTATAATTTTAAAAATTGGGCAGAAAACAATGGATACTCTGATACTCTCACCCTTGATAGGATAGATGTCAACGGAAATTATTTTCCTGATAACTGTAGATGGGTTACTATGAAAACACAGGCAAACAACAAATCTACAAATCATTATATTACTATCAATAACGAGACTATGACATTATCAGAATGTAGTGAACGCTTTGGAATACCAAAATCTACAATTCGTTGGAGAGAAATGAATAATAGAGACATAATTAGCGGTGCTAGAATGGACGGTGAGAGCGAATGACAAATAAGCAGTACAAAAGATACGCTGAGATTGAAGAAGAGTTAGAATCTATAAGGTTATTTTTAAAAGGATGTAAACATACAAAACTACCTTTTATAAAGCTCTTTTTCGCAAAGCCGAAATTTAGGCTAAAGCGGAGACAATATGCTCTTTGTGATGCCTATGACATCACAGTTTCGGGTGCTTTGCAGGAGAAAATAATAGCCGTTATCGAACAATATGTTGACGAGAAAGAAAAAGAGCAGAAAGAACTATGAAGGAGGAAAACAGCAATGGATAAAACCTGTTCAAACTGCAAATACGCAATAGGTTTCGGCCCTCTGCATAACAAGGCAATATATGCTTTTTGCGAAAAGCGAAGTGGTGTCACAAAGGACAAAGTTCTCATAGTGAACAGAAAGAACAAATGCTATGCGTGGGAGAAAAGGAGTGATAACGATGCGTAAGATACTATCTACATTCACAGTTGATTTCGACAGTGTTTGTGGTGAAGAATTAGAAATTGTCGGCAACGTTTATGACAATCCTGAACTTTTGGAGCGAGGTATTTCCATATGACTAACCGAAAAATCAGAGACTACCAGCGAAACCGCAAACTCAAAGGCATTGTTGACGCAAACTTCAAGACCTTTGCGACTGTGGCTATAGCTCTCAAACAGCTGTTTCCACACGACTGGTACAACAAAACCATAACTGACTTTACATCATCATATGCCGAGTTTACGGCGCATATGAACAGCTATGATGCAGAAGCATACGATTTCCGCGTTGAAGATTCTTGCCGCAAGCTGAACATCAGTGACAGCGACACCTACGATATCATTTTCAAGCTTAACGGCAAGCTCCCTGCTGAGATTTTTCTAGCGTTACAAAACAACTTGAAATGTATGCTGATACATTTGCGCTTGAATTGCAGCATCGGCTCACAGAGATACGCAAAACTAATTGCATATCTCAAATCAGATGCCAAGATATGCGGACAAGCAGATCTTACAGCACTCGGCTTATCTTTCGACGATGACATCGACTATCGTAAACTCAAATCCAAAACCGAGCAACCGACTTATTCCGACGGAATTAAAGCTCAGCAAATACTGAAAGCACTGAAAGCATACCAAGACGAGGTGATTAAATGTCAGCAACAGCTTTCGAGCAAATCAAAGAGCGACTTACCTGCGTCGAGTACGCACGCAGGATAGGTCTTGCAATAAACAAACCAGGTGACAGATGCGTATCCCCTTTGCGGTCCTCAGCAAACAACAAGTCATCGTTCGTTGTCTACGACGACTATTACTATGACCACGGGGACTCCAAGGGCGGCGACGTTATCGACTTCTGCGCCAACTGTGAGTTCAACGGAAACCGAGCAGAAGCATTCCATAAACTCGCAGATCTCACAGGAGTAACCCTCAACTATCAGACGGACAATTGGAAATCCGCACTTGATTCTCGTACAAAACTCGTTGAGAAGTGGCACTCTCAGCTGCGCCCAGAGGATATTGACTATCTGCATGGACGTAACATTAACGATCAGACCATTAACCGCCTGAAAATCGGCTACACAGGCGAGGGCTATCGCGTAGAGTTCCCCGACAAAGTAGCTGAACACTATGCTGCTAATCGTATATGTATCCCCTATTTCAAAAACGGATATATAGCTTCCTGGAACGCTCGTGCAACGTCAGATAAGCAGAATGTCAAGTATCTCAAGCCACCAGCCTCAGACAACTCTGACCGAGCTGTTATCTGGGGTATGCACACACTCAATCGCACGTCGAGCAACCTCCCTCTCGTTATCTGTGAGGGAGCGTTTGACGCTTTAAGCTATGAGCAGGAAAACTATCCGATACTAGCGACTATGGGCGGAGCTTTCAGCAAATCTAATCGCGAACAGCTTCCTGTGGTAATCTCAGCCGCTAAGCAGTTTCCATATGTCCTGCTTAGTTTCGACACCGACGAGCCTGGCAGAAAATTCACTCTTAAACTTGGCAAGCAGCTATTCTCGCACCGCATACCTTTCAAGGTAGCGGCTATCCCACCTGCATTCAAGGACGTGTCCGAATATTACTCGCACGGCTATCCGCTTGCAGATCTCGTTGACAATGCCGCCCCAGGTGTCAACGAACTTGCCAAGCGACTTACGGACCGCGAGGAACTCAAGCAGTTCTGCCACGAAGCCGCACGCTGGGTAGCCAAGCCTGAACTATCAGATTTATTCTCAGCTATCCGTGAGAACATCACGATATACCGCCCTGAGATGTCTAACGACTATCTCAACGAGCTACGAAAGTCCTGCTTCGCATCCCCCAACGAGGATATAATAGCCAAATATGTTGCCAAGCGACATAATCTCAGATATCTTGCCAACGTGGGCTTCTACGAATATTCGCATGGCTACTGGCAAGCTCTCGATGATGATGTCATCGGCGGCTACATATCTCGTGAGCTGGGTTCATATCGCACAGGCAGCAAGCTCACATCAATCACAAAGCTTCTCCGCACCGACTGTATCACGCAGGAGCAGTTTAATAAGCAACCTCTCCTGAGCTTCATCAACGGCACGCTAGACCTCAGAGACCTCACATTTCGTGAGCACTCCCCGTCTGATATGCTCACGGTACAGTTCAATTTTCCATATGTCCCCGGTACAACGTCTGAACGCTGGAACAAATTCATATACGACGTTTCAGCCGGTGACGCCAAACGTATGTCCCTCTTGCAGGAGATAGCAGGATATATTCTCTATACAGATTGCTCCTTGCAGTCATGTGCTTTTCTTCTCGGTGAGGGCTCAAACGGCAAGTCCGTGTATATTGAAACCCTGCAATCCATTTTCCCGAAAGATGCTCAAACGACTTTCGAGCTGTCAGGCCTTGTTGAGGACTTCAAGCGCATTAAGCTGATGAATTCTCTCGTCAACTTCGGTGAGGAAACCAATACGGACGTTAAGGGTGCAGAGTCCGTCTTCAAGCAAGTCGTTGCAGGCGGTGCGATCTCAGGCTGTTTCAAACATAAGGACTTTGTGGACTTTATTCCACGAACGAAATTTATCTTTGCGTGCAACAATATTCCGCACTTTAAGGACTTCTCATATGGCCTTGAACGTCGTATGCTGTTCGTTAAATTCTCACGCCGCTTTGTGGACGAGCCAGACCCCGGCAAGCCGAACGAAATGAAAGCTGACCGCACTCTCAAGGACAAGCTCCTTGAAGACAAGCCTGCGATTTTCAATTGGATACTCGAAGGCTATAACCGCCTCAGGCAAACCAGCGCATTCACTGTAACGGACGACTCTGAGGACCTCAAACAATCCTTCCGTGAGGTTATCAACCCTGTTTCGGAGTTTGTTTCCGAAGAGCCGTATGCTGAGTTTTTTAATACTCAAAGCACCGACTATATCAGCAACACAAAGCTGTATCAGTTTTACCGCACATGGTGTGAAGAAACAGGTCATCACGCCAAAGCACTTTCGTCATTCAGCAGAGAGTTTAAGCGACTTACCGAAGATAAGTTAATTGCCGTGCGCAGAACGAAAGAGCGAGGCTATCAACTCAAGGATTCTCAGCTCAAGGATTCTCAGCAGAAAGTCAGCATCTTTAATGGCGACGGCTTTGATGAACTTCTCTGACCGCCCATGACAGCCGCCTATGACAGATGTATCTGCGCAATCCGACATGTTATCCGTCATAATCCGTCATGGGCTCTCGCTTGTTAACAATTAATTCACAAAACGCACGTTTGTTCTTGCTTATGACAGATATAAAACCACATCTGTCATGGGTAATCCGTCATCTGTCATAGTCCCTATATTCCTAGCTTTGCGGGGTGCTTATGACAGCATGACAGATACTTTTAACAAAGTACAAATATTAATAAATATAAATACATATAGAAAAACGAAATTTTGTCATAAAGTCATGTCATTCCGTCATATCCGTCATAAGGAGGTTTTATAATGTCCAATTACGCCGATTATCTCAGCTGCATTTCAGACCCGCATATCTATGCTGTGATGAAATGTATTTACGTTCAAAAGCTCACGCAGGAACAAACTGCCGAGCAACTTTGTGTCTCTCCCTCGACTGTCTATCGCGTTCACAAGGTAGGCTGTCGCACAATCAATGAAATTATTCAAGGAGGTGTTCAGAATGGCAAATGATGTTGTAAAAGGCAGAGGCGGTAAAAATAACTTCGGTGTTTCAAATAAAACTGCTCTTGCAAAAGATAGCGCTTTTGTCGGAAAAATGGTCAGAGAAGTATATATTGCTTACAAACAGCCAAAAGTTAAATCAAACGCTGAACTCGCAGATAGACTCGATAAGTATTTTAAACACTGTGCTGAAAATAATATCGTTCCTACTGTTGAGGAAATGTGCCTGTTCACTGGCTACTCAATCCAGACTGTCTGGGATTGGGAAAAAGGCAGAACACACCCGTTTGACGAGGGGGAGTTGAACGTTTCGACGTCAGAAATAATAAAAAATGCCAAGAGTTTTATGCGTGCTTTTGACGCAAAATTGGTGCAAGCAGGCAAGCTCAATCCTGTGACTTACATCTTCCGCGCAAAGAACTACTACGGCATGACCGACAAACAGGAAGTTGAGGTCACAAAGACCAACCAGCTAGGCGACAATCTGACCGATGACGAGCTTGCAAAGAAGCTCATGAAAGAAACTGAGGTCATAGACGTTGAAGCTTCGGAAGCTGAGGAATAGCAAGCGACTATCACTCACGCACTGAGCGACTATCAAGCGACTATGAAACGCACACGGAAACGTAAAAATTTTCACACGCAATAGTCGAAATAAATATGAACAGAAAATCGGCAAGAAAACAGCCGAAAACACGCCGCCTGAGGGGTTGACCTTTGGGCGGCGGTGATTTTATCGAAAAATCATGCACGCGCCACAAGACGGCTAGTAAGCCCCGTATGACGTTTTAGCATTTAGTGCAGTAGTTTTATAGGCGACACGCTAGAACGTCATAGGACACACGCTAGGCACATTGTAGAACGTCATAATAATAACGATACTGTGAAGATATCACCGACAAGCCCCCTAGCACGTCGCAAGAGCTGTCGGACAGCGTTGAGCGGTAAAGATATAGGGGCGTGATATCGGACCACATAGGCGGGCGAATAGGTGGCAAGGGACGGAATAGAACAACAACGCCCGCCCCACGATCAGCGGAGCAGGCAAAAAAGCCCACCAAAGCCGGAGCCTTGGCGGGTGAAAATATAGGGGGCTGATATCGTCAACCCCCTAGAACGATTATTTATAACGCTTCGCCGTTCTGATAACCACCAGAACGGGGAGCAGAAGCAGAGCTATTATTAGCATGCGGTCACCGCCTCGCCCTGGTGCGTGATGTCCATTTCACGCATACGAATGCATTCGGCAACCAGTTCATTGATATTATCCTGTGTCCATTCACGCAGATAATCAAAATTAATAACGCGTCTGTTGCCATCATCTGATAGTTTTTCAGTGATGTTATACAGTCCCCAGCAGTTGCCGTTGATGTCGTAGTAGTATGTTTCAACGGCGATATGTGTTGGCAGCATGGTTTTTATAAAACCCGCCTTGCGCCATACCCGCATATTGTCATGTGGGTTGTTTAAATCGTGGTCACATCGTGTGACCTCAACTGTTCTTGCGTCGTCCTCTACTTTTTTCGTCCAGATGTAATTGATGTTTTTCATAGTGTTGTACCTCCTGCTATTCATTAATCGTGTAGCTGTATGGTTTGCCGTCCTCGGCTCTGCGTGCGGCGCATATTGGGATGCCGTGCATATTCGTTATTAACACGCTGTCTCCGCCGAGGTTCTGCAGGTGTTTCGCTGCGTTTCTGCTGGTGCTGATGATCGTGTTTCTGTAACCGTAGTGTACTAGATAGTTTTTCATGTTTTACCTCCTGCCCTGTGGGCTGTCTTGCTGTGGTTTTTGTTTCTGTTATTATAATATCACCTTTAGGCGATACTGTCAACCCTTTTTTATCACTTTTAGGCGATATTTTTTAACTTTGTTGAATATGTACAAAAAATCAAAATATATTGCACACATTTGTACAAACGAGATCATGATAAACGGCCGCTATTATTATATATACCTTTATAAACGAAAAAAAGACCCACCCCCGGGGGTCTTGCAGGACGGACCCACCCCCTTCACTCAACCCCCCGACTAGAAAAAATATAAAAAAGGGGTTGACAATATCACAAATAGGTGATATAATAAAATTAATGAAAGGTGGCGAGCTAAAATGACAATTGGAAAAGCAATAAGAGATGTAATGAAAAAAAGAGGAGTAACCCAAATTGAAATGAGGGATAAGCTGGGCTACAAGGCACAGTCAGCAGTTGCGAAAATGCTAAGAAGTGATATGCAGGTATCAAACGCAATACGAATGCTGGATATTGTGGGCTATGAAATAATCATACAGCCAAAAAGCACGCGTGGCAAAAGAGCAACGGGATCATATGTGATAACAAAAGAGGACGAGCAGGAAGAAGAATAATGAATGGAGAAACAGCAGGTCAGGCAGGGTGAACAGCAGGAAACATAAAGGGTGATGTGCAATGGTATACGGATATGCAAGAGTCAGCTCCGTAGGACAGATAGACGGAAACAGCTTTGAGGACCAAGAGGAGCTTATAAAAAGCAACTATCCAGATGCAGAAATACATTTGGAACAGGGTTCAGGTGCAAAGGAACGCAAGGTTCTGAACGAGATAATGGATAAGGCTGTTTCAGGTGACACGATAGTAGTTACAAAACTTGACCGCTTCTGCCGGTCAACAGCGTTAGGTTTGGAGTATATCGAGCGCATGAGAGCGAAAGGTGTCAAGATACACATTCTCAACATGGGTCTGATAGAAAACACACCTATAGGCAAATTGATCGCCACAAACCTGTTGGCATTTGCCGAGTTTGAGAGAGCGATGATACTTGAACGAACGCAATCAGGCAAAGCCATTGCACGTCAAAAAGAAGGATACCAGGAAGGCAGACCGAAAACTGTAAACATACCTGATGAGGTAAAGCAAAAGGTCGATAGCGGAGAAATGACAGTAGCTGCCGCCTGCCGTGAGCTTGGTATAAGCCGTTCAACGTGGTATAATGAAATGAGAGTGGCAAGAACAGAGTAGAATGATATAAAAGCATGACAATATAAGAGCAGGACAATAACAGCAGAACGATAATAAAAAGATAGAGCGTGCCAAGTGCCGAGTGCCAAGTGCCACATAGCTGACGATGAAAGGAGGCTAGTTGTGTGGCACTATTTTTATGCCATGCAGAAAAAGTATGATAAATCTGACAGTAGTAGGCAACAGAGCATTAAGCAAAGAAGATATGTTTAAGCTTGCCCAAAAACAAGCAAATGGTGAGTTGAAAACAGAACAGCTCCTGCTTGAAACGTTGAAAGTGCAGGACGAAAAGAAGAAACCGATGATAAAGGCGGCAAAGCATAGCTATGAGAGCGCAATGAGAAAAACAAGCGAACTTGCAAAAGCAGGCAAAGCAAAACTCGCAAAAGAGTGGTATGACCTGGCTCACAAATTCGTACTGTGGGCAGGCGACAGCGATTTTGACGCATATATGCTGGCTTCGGAATGGAACAGAGAACCAAGCGCAAAGTTTTGGGCGCCAAGGAGAGCCGTTCTTGAGGGCAAGCACAAGCTGGCAACGCAGATACAGGAGTTCATAGACGATGAGGACGCCCTGTTTCTGAGCTTGAGCACGCCCCCAGGTGCAGGCAAGAGTACGCTAATAAAGTTCCTGCTGTCATACATTGCAGGACTGTTTCCGCAGTCTGCGAACATATACACGTCATACTCAGACGGAATGTCGAAAATGATGTATGACAGTGTGGTATCAATGCTAATGGACACAAGCGAATATGGGCACAACGATATATTCGACAATGGTATGCCTACACTGAGTGCAGAGTACAACACTATATCATACAGGAAGAAAGGTGACTTCCCTACTATCGGAGTTATCTCCCTGGGCGGTTCGGTAACAGGCCGAACGAGAGCAAATAAGTTCATGATAACAGATGACCTCGTAAAAAATGCGGAAGTGGCAAGAAACCCGCAAAGGCTTGAAACGCTGTGGCAGGATTACAGAGATACGCTGACAACCCGACAGATAGGCGATAATGTAAAGCAAATAATGCTCGGTACGATATGGAGCTTGCATGACCCTATCAGCCGAATGCGAACTGATCATGAGGGAGATCCGCGATATAGATTTATTGCGATACCCGTATGTGATGATAACGGCCATAGCAATTTCAATTACAACTGTGCGGACAGGTACACTGATAAAAAAATACGTGACATAAAAACAGACATAGATAATGTCACATTTAGTTGCCTGTATATGCAGCAACCTATGGAACGTGAAGGTCTGCTCTTCCATAAGGACGAAATGAACTGGTATAACGGAACACTGCCTGACGGATCTGCAAGAAGAATAGCTGTGTGTGATGTGGCGTGGGGCGGTGACTATCTGGCAATGCCGATAGGATATCTGTATGAGGATGGAAGTTTGTTTTTGCAAGACGTGGTGTTCAGCAAGGGCGATAAAAAAATCACACAGCCAATGGTTGTGGCAAAGAGCATACAACATCAGATACATCAAGAGAGGTTTGAAGGTAATAACGGCGGAGATGAATATGCGAATGAGATAGATAAACAGCTGAGAGCACAGAACGTCCACATAAATATCAGCAGTAAACGTGCGTCGACAGCACAGAGCAAGCTCAGCCGAATATTGCAGTATGCGCCAGATATAAAGCAGGTGTATTATCGCAATGATAACGGCAGAGGTGAGATGTACGATAAATTTCTTGAAAACCTGTTTGCATTTAATCAGAGCGGTAAAAACGCACATGATGACGCCCCCGACAGCATGGCACAGCTGTGTGCGTTTGCAACAAATGGAGTAGGCGCAAGTGTGGAAATTATCAAGAGGATTATATAGGGGGCAGACATTGAAAGCAAAAGTGAGTTGTGCAACATGAACAAAAATGTTGAAAAATATTTTACATAGTGTGAAGTGGAAAAAGTTGAAAAGTAGTATTATAATTAGCTTGTCAGGAGGGATAGGTAATGGATAATAGGCGCATACATAATAGGCGCATAGATGTATATTGTCCGAGCTGTGCGGCGGCAGGCATAAAGCGAAAGCTTATGGAAGTCGATAATGACGCAAAGGGCATTATCTATCCATACTGCAAGGGCTGCAAGAAAAACGTTGCAGTTAAATTGCCCATAAGTGCTGAAAAGCACCTCCGTTAAGTTAATTTACGGGGCGAAAGCCCCGTATGTTCCGCAAAGTCAGGGTGGGTGCAATTCCCACACGGAACTCCAAGCCTGTTATACAGTTCGTAGACCGAGAACGTAAAATATCGGTATCGTATAACTTAAAAACCTGCACACTTTGGCTGTGTGTCGCTGGGTAGAATAGCCTAGGGTACTTTTTTACAATGAATTTATTTTCCTTAAAGCTAAATTCATTTCGTTCGCTGGAACGAAATCCAGCCCAACGGGTTAATGCTTAATCCCGTATCAAAAGGCATATCATTCCTTTACTCTGCCAACACTGATGAGTGTTCGGGCAGGATTGCAAAGCTGTATTGCAACAGGTACAGCTTTGAATTTGCAGGTTGAGAGTTCACGAGCTTAAAGCCTGCACCAGTGAAACTACTCCGCATAGTCATGAATATGTGTTGCTGTAAGTGTAATCGGAGTTAATGGCTTACAGGACAGCCTGACGTTAACGGGACCTAGCCGCAAGGGCTGAGCAGGCGGCGGCAAAAAATGCAGGTTGAGAGCGTGCCAGCTTGATATCTGCTCCATTTGGCAGCTGCTATCCTCTCCAGGTATCACCCACAAAGCAGTTGTCATGCAAGCTTGTCCAGGCTTGATCTCCTTTCTGTTTTTACAGCGGCGGTAACACGCCGCACATGTCGACTGACAGTGTGAGCCTGAAAGTCGGCACCATAAGAAACTTTACAACAAAATAACAAATTTTATTTACCTGAGTGCATAACGGGCTGACAACTCGCTCAGAAATCGACAACCGGAGGCGTCTTGTGTGTACGGATACGTTCACAAGGAGGCTTATTAATAGTTGCGAGGCTATCAATGGAGAGAGCATTCTCAATCGAAGTCGGTTGTGCACATAAAATGTATAGTCAAAGGCTTTGCAAACTTGCCGTCAGAATAATAGACGGTCTCTGTGAGACAATAAGCCCATAAGCTGTGAGCTGGTGCTTGCAAGCCAATGTGGGTAATACCAAAACAATCTGATAATCACGTTGAAATAAGGCAAGAAGCAAGAAAGAGTAGCATAAATCGTGAAACAAAATTTGCTGAAAGTCATGTGAAATTTGCGGGCATTAATCTCGCGTAGGATACAAACGGGTAAGAAGCTTGTGGGTCGCTCCTGCAAGCTCAGCCTTATCCGCCTAGTGGCTGAATATGATTAGAATTTTATGTGTAAAGCGAAAGCTTGAATAGAATTTGTTATTTTGTTGTAAAGAGAATATTAAGTTTAAGTGCCAAGTGTTTAATTACCAAGTGCCTATTAGTTATCTAAAAAAGATAGCTGATAGGCACTTTTTTTGTTGCACGGAGGTGAAACAATACGGAATTACACGGCCGACGAAAAATCTTTCTGAATGAAAGAGATATTACAGAAGAAAACATTATTGAAATAGTTCGGAGAGCGGTCGCAACTCACGAATTGAACCGAGAAGAAATTGAGTATCTCCACAATTATCTACGTGGGAAGCAACCAATTTTAAATCGTGTCAAAGAGGTTAGGCCTGAGATTAATAATAAAATTGTTGAAAACCATGCATTGGAAATAAACAATTTCAAAGTCGGTTTTATCTTTGGTGAGCCTGTTCAATACGTCAAGCGTGGAAATTGCGAGCTTGACAATACAGAGAGTGATGCTCCATCGGATAATGGTGTGGCGGCTCTCAACGAGTATATGCAAGAGGACGATAAAGCTGCCAAGGACAGAGAGCTAGCTGAGTGGATAAATCAGTGTGGCGTGGGATATAGGCTCGTACTTCCTTCTGATGTGGACGAAGATGTTCCGTTTGAAACGTATATACTTGACCCTAGAAACACGTTTGTTATCTACAGTAATGACTATAAACGAAAGCCTGTTATCGGTGTGACATACTCCAGCTACAGATTTGCAAACGCAGATATAACTAGCTACAGGTCATTTGACATTTACACCGATGAGTGGTATTGGCGTATCGACTTCAAAAACGGCGAAGGCATTGTGGCTAAATCACAGCCGAACAACATTGGCTATATTCCGATTATCGAGTATGAAAATAACCCTGAACGTTTAGGCTCATTTGAGACAGTTATAACACTTTGTGATGCTATAAACAACATTGACAGTAATGACATTGACGGAATTGAGCAGATAATACAGGCGTTTACATGGTTTGACAACATAGATATCGACAAAAAACAGTTGCAAGAGCTCAAAGAGCTTGGCGCAATAAAAACCCGTTCGCAAGAAGGACGTCAAGCGTCAATAAAAAATATCGAAACAAAGCTCGATATTTCGCAGACTCAGGTAGCTAAAGATGACCTATATGACCGAATGCTTACTATTGCGAGTGTACCTGATCGCCGAGCAAGTGCAGGTGGCAACACAGGTCAAGCTCTGATAATCGGTGAAGGCTGGGTAATGGCTGAAAGTGCTGCCAAAGCTTTTGAGTTGATGTTCGTGAAGCCTGAAAAGCAATTTTTAAGAGTCGTTCTGAAAATCTGCAAGAATACTCGAAACTGTAAGCAGGAAGTCAAAGATATTAAGCTTCACGATATTGATGTGAAGTTTACAAGAAACAAGACTGACAACTTACTCACCAAGACACAAGGTCTGATGAATATGTTGCAGGCAGGCATTCACCCAAGAATAGCTATTTTGCACTGCGGATTGTTCTCTGACCCTGAACAGGTTTATCAGGACAGCAAGCCATACTTAGAAGCAACAACACAGCAACAGCAGGATACGGGGAATTTTGCCGTAAATACCACTGTAGCTGATGAAATGCTCAAAGCTATAGGAGCTATGGACAACAACGGCGGTGATAACAGTGGCAACGCTTAAATTTGATGAGCTTAACGTGTTGTGGTTTAACAAAATGGAGTTGCCAACCGCTGAAAAGCTGTTGCGAATAGAAATGGCGGCAGTGTTTGAGCGAGAACTCAATAAGATATTTTCCTCACAGCGTGAGCGTGCTGACAGTGACAAATATCTGCTATATGCAACAGTGTATGCAACGATAATGTCAAGCACATACATCGAGATTACAAACAATTATTTTTTAAAGTATGTTCTGAACATAGCAAGCAATGTAAAGGGGCTATCGGAATATTCCCAAAAATGGATTGTTAAGCACTCGGAGCAGTTTGCAAAGGAAATTCGGCAGACAACTCAAAGGCTTATTGAAAGTGGTGATTATGACAACGCATTTTCGGTAAGCCGAGCTAGGACTATATCACGCACAGAAATAAATGCTCTGTGCGAGTGTGCCACCTTAGAGGGATATTATCAAAGCGGTTACGCAAAGAAGATGTGGGTATCGTTTAAGGACAACAAAGTCCGAGATACACACAAAATCGCAGACGGACAAGTCAGGAGCTTGTTTGAGCCGTTTGACATTGGCAACAGCCAGCTGATGTTCCCACAGGATAGTTCGCTGGGAGCATCAGCAAAAGAAATCGTTAATTGCAGGTGTGTTATGCAACCTGTGAAATAAATTGTAGCTGTGCGTTAAACAGCAAACGTCAAGCCGAGCAACCGGCGTTAATAAGCGTAGACGTAGAAAAGGAGTGTTTTTTATGACAAGAGAAGACGTAAAGGATATTTTCCCAAACGCAACAGACGAGGAAATCACAGCGTTTCTGAACAAACACAATGGTGAAGTCACAGCAGCCAAGTCCAGCGGTGTAAAAGCTGACGAGCTTGCGACACTCAGAGATAAGGCAAAGAAATATGATGACTATGAAGCTGAGAAGCTGACAGCTGAGCAGAAACTGAAGAAACTCACTGATGAAGCTGAGGCGGCTAAGATCACCAACCTTAAAATGTTGAATAAGACTAAAGCTGTTGCGGAGTTCGTAAACTGTGGCCTTAAAGAGGACGATTACAAGGGATTTATCGACAGCATTGTTTCAGACAATGAAGAAACTACAGTTAATTCTGCAAAGTCCATTGCTGCAATGCTCACATCTCAGAAGAAAGCTGTTGAAGATAAGCTTAAAGAAGACGGTCTAAAGAATACTCCAAAGCCTCAGGGAGCAGGCGGAAACGACGGACGTACATCTGCTGAAAAGATAGCTGAGAAATTGGCTACAGACAGAGCAACCATTGCTAAAACTGCGGCGGAAGGTCTAAAAAAATACATATAGGAGGTAATTAAATGGCTAACATGATGAAGTCTACAGCCGTAATTGCAGATAAGACAATTCTCGCGAACGGCGAATTTTTGGCAAGACCATATACAATCAAGGCAAGCACTATCACAGCTGATAGCAACGGAAAGAAAATCGTAAAAGGTGGAACTCCATTTCCTGCAAACGATTCAACCGCTATCGGTCTTCTGCTCGACACAGTTGACGTAACCGACGGCGATAAGACAGTAGCTCTTGTGTATGCAGGAACAGTTTCAACCGCTAAGCTGGCAGCTAACGGCGTAACAGTACAGACAGCGGCTAAGACAGCACTGCCAAGAATCACATTTTTTTGAATAAGGGAGGCAATACATAATGCAGAATTTTTCAGATGTTTTCACAGCTAAAGCATTTGCTATGTACTGGACAAAGTACATCGAGCAGGCAAATACAGAAGGCTATCTGGGAACTTCCCTGTTCCCACCTGTAAAGAAAAAGGGTATCGATATAAAGTGGATTAAGGGTAGGTCAGGCCTGCCTGTGACACTCAGACAGAGCGCGTTTGACGCTGTAGCACATGTCAGAGATAGAATTGGCGTAACTGCAATTCAGACAGAAATGCCATTCTTCCGTGACAGCTTCATCGTTAAGGAAAGTGACAGACAGGAAATCTTAAGAGCACAGGACAGCAATGATCCATATGTACAGCCTGTACTCGACAACATCTACAACGATGCCAAGAACCTTACCAATGGTGCAAATGTTGTTCCAGAGAGAATGATCATGCAGCTTCTCTCACCGGCTGACGGCTCACCTAAGATTGAGATATCAGACGGCGCAAAGGTAAGTTGTCTGTATGAGTATGACGTTGACGGCTCATTCAAGACAAACAATTTCAAGGCCCTCACAGGTACAGCTGCATGGACAGACCATAAGAATTCAAACCCTGTACAGGACATTCTTGACGCAAAGGAAGCCGTTTATGAGCTTACAGGAAATGTTCCTGCAATCGCCCTGATGTCAAAGAAGACACTCAAAGATATCAGGGAGAATGAGAACGTCAAGGCATATATCGTTGCCAAAGCTCAGGCAGCAGGCGGCGTTATTCTCGTAACAGACAAGCTCGTAAAGGAGTACATCTCTGAGGAAACTGAGCTCACCGTCGTTGTAAACAACAAGTCATTTATTGACGAAAGTGGCACAGCAAAGAGATTTTATCCAGATGATATGGTAACGCTTCTCCCTGCACAGCCACTTGGCTCAACAGTTTATGGTACATCACCTGAAGAGGCTGACCTCATGGCTGACGGCAAGGCAGATGTTGCTATCGTAAATACAGGCGTTGCAATCGCAACAATCAAGCAGGAACACCCTGTTAATGTAAGAGTGCTTGCAAGCGAAATCGTTCTGCCGTCATTTGAGGGCATGGATAACGTTTATGTTATCAACACAAATGCCAAAATCGGTGAACTTACAGTAAATTCTGTTGCTGGCACAAGTGCATCAGGCAAGACAAAGGTAACAGTATCACCATCTCTGTCAACAGGCAACTCCTACAAGTATAAGACAGCATCGAGCGTAACGGTTCCTGAGGTTGGTGCAGAATGCAAGTCGGGCTACACTGCATGGGACGGAGTATCCGAGATCACCGCAACAACAGGCAATAAGATACTCATCGTTGAGGTAGATGCAAACAACAAGGCTGTAAAGGCTGGTTCAGCTACAGTAGCGTCTAAGGCATAAAAGGAGAGTGCAAAATGGATATGATTGAGCTGTTTAAGGCAAGCGTTCCTGAGGAAAATTCCGAGGAATTGATTATGCAGTATTTAGACACTGCTCAATCAATTATCCTTGCACGTCGCTTCCCTTTCGGCACAGACCGCGCAGAGGTTGAGCCACAGTACAAAGGCTTACAGTTGAGAATTGCCATAGACCTATACAATAAGCGTGGAGCTGAGGGCGAAAAGGCACACTCTGAAAACGGAGTAAGCCGTACATATGAAAGCTCGTGGGTATCTCAACAATTGCTTGACGAAATCGTTCCGAAAGCTGAGGTATTGTGATGAGAAACCTAATGCGAAACGTTACAAAAATAAGCTATAAGCTGTATTTAGGTGAACAAAATTTACTTGATGATGACGGCTATAGGACAGGTGAAAGAAGCATAAGTTACTCAGATTTTAGCGAGTGCTATATGTCGATATCAGGCAATAAAAGCGACAGCGAAATGTCACAGTTTGGTCGAAACCTGGACTATGATAGAACAATGTCAACCGCAGATATGAAGTGCGAAATTGATGAACACTCACTGCTGTGGATAGATATTGACGTCAATGGTCCTCACAATTTCATTGTAAAAAAACGCTCTGTTACGCCAAATCAAATACAGTTTGCCATAAAACAGGTGAATGTCAATGAGGAAGATAGCGTTTAATCTGTCAGAAGATAGCTTGACAAAAGCCGTTGAGCAAATGAAAGCATATAAAGCTGAGATACACAAAAAAGCTCAATTACTTGTAGAACATCTGACAGACTATGGGTTAACGATATGCAGAGCAAAAGTCATTGAAATGGATATCCCTGATACAGGACATTTGCTCAGCCAGGTTGACGGCTACTATAGCCCATTGCTTAATGCTGGCTTTATTTTCTGTGACTGTGATTATGCAGTGTTCGTTGAATTTGGAACAGGTGTAAAAGGTGCGTCACAGCCATATGTAGGACAAGCCATAAGCGAATGTGGCTATCAATATATGGGTGGAACACATTATATCACGACGCAAGACGGACGTATAGGCTGGTTTTATCCTGCTGATGACGGAACGTGGAAGTTTACACAGGGTATGCCAAGCAGGCCATTTATGTACGAAACAGGGCTGGAAATGCGAAATGCTCTTGACAACATTATTAAGGAGGTTTTTAAGTGATTGACATTGAAAACAAGGTGTTTGACACAGTGTCGAAAGCACTTGAAAAAGCCTTCAAGGGTATATCTGTCAGCAGCATAAACACAGATAAACCCGCAACATTTCCGTATGTATCAATCGTGGAAACAAGCAACTCGGTTGATCCTGCGTACATAGACAGCGGCAGAATTGAGAACGCAAGCAATCTACTGTACACAGTGAATGTTTATAGCAATCTCGCCAAAGGCAAGAAAACGCAAGCAAAAAAAATCAGAAACCTTGTGTCAGACGAGTTCGATAAAATCGGCATGATGAGAACATTCTGCCAACCTATCGAAAATCTATCTGACACATCAATATATCGTATCACAATGCGTTTCGAGTGCAAAGTCGATACGGACGAAATAATTTATAGGAGGTAATGAAATTGGAACACGCAACGATCGATACATATCTCGAATACAAAGAAGGCAGCATGAGCGGATTTGAGATACTGAGTGACATTACATCATATCCAGATCTGTTTACCGCCCCTGAAAAGTTGGATATTTCTGACTTGTCAAGCAGACAGAAAAAATATGCTGAAGGTATGACAGATGTTCCTGACTATACATTTGGAGCAAATTATGTCAAAGTTACCTATGACAAAGTCAAGAAACTTGAGGGCAAAACTGATATCGAGTTTAGGCTTCTTTTTGGCAAAACAGGCCAGTATGGTGCTTGGGGCTGGACAGGCTCAATTTTTGCAAATGTTAAGGGCGGCGAAGTCGGTGGCAAGAGAGAAATGGAACTCACTTCTTATGTACAGTCAGATGTAACACCTATAACAGTTTCAGATACATAATTTTTAGGAGGATAAAACAATGGCAAAGACAATCAACTTCAATTACGAAGGTCAGCATTACGTTCTTGAATTTTCCAGAAGAACAGTAAGACAAATGGAAAATAACGGCTTCACTCTGAATGATCTCTCAGACAAGCCAATGAACACTCTGAACGAGCTTTTTGCAGGTGCTTTCAAGAAAAATCACCGCAACGTAAAGCCTGAACAGATTGACAAGATGCAGGCTCTTTTCGCTGATAAGGACAAGCTTATAGAGACTCTGTTCTCAATGTACAGCGAAACTATCGAGACACTGACAACAAATGACCCTGCTGAGGATAGGGAAAATTTGATAACCTGGAGCGTTGGAGAGTAGACAACGTTCCGAAAGAGCAAACATATACTCAAACATTTCTAAAAGCTTTGCCATTGTATTTATCCATAGGCATGACTGCCAAAGAGTTTTGGGAAGGTGACTGCTGTTTGGCAGTTGCCTTTCGCAAAGCTGATGAGATGACACAAAAAGCAAAGAGAGAAAAGGACAATTTCAATGCATGGCTAACGGGACTATATGTTCAAGAAGCTATCGCAAGTTGTTTTTCAAAAGACGGCAAATATCCCGATAAACCGCATGACATTTTCAAAGCCGACAAGGATAATGAAAAAACGTATGATGACATCATGCGAGAAAATGCGGAGAATTTCAGAAAATTTGCAGAAGCATTTAATAAAGGAAGGGTGGCAAATAAGGGCAATTAAACAGACTTATTGCCACCCTTATTTTTTATATAGGAGGTGAAAAAGTATGGGATTAGACATCAATAAGCTTAGTTTGAAAGTAGAAGCTTCGTCCGATAACGCTGAAAAAAAACTCGATAGGCTGATTGTTAGGCTCGAAACGCTAAAAAAGTCAGTAGGCAAACTTTCGGGGCTTGACAAACTTTCCAAAAAGCTCAACAAAATAGCGGCAAGTGCCAACGCTATATCAGGTGTGGATAAGCTTGCAAAGCTTGTTGAAAGCGTTTCAAAACTCTCTCAGATAAAGTCTCCGAATGTTACAAAGACCGTGAACAGCATCAAAAAGCTCTCTGAGGCGTGTAATGCAGTAAGCGGCATGAGTAACGTAAGCGTGCTTAAAGAGAATATAACGGCTATTACAGAGGCGTGTAAGCCAATGCAGGAAATGGGTAAGAATAATCTTTCGCCATTCCTTAACAGTTTGAAAAAGATACCTGATATCACAAAGTCGCTTGACACAGAGAAAATCAATGAGTTCGCAACGAGAATACGCCAACTTACCACCGCTATAGAGCCGTTGACAACGCAGGTTTCAAAGGCGGAAAACGGACTTGTTGCACTTAATGGCATTATGAAGAGTTCAATTGCGAGAAATGGAAACCTTGCATCTGCAAATGCCGTAACTGTAAAATCCTATACCAGTTTGTCCTCAATTTTTAAGGACGCAAGAATAAGAGCCGCCGCACTTTACGTCACAGTCAATAGGGCTGTAGATGCACTCGCCGACTGCTTACAATCGTCAAACGAGTATGTTGAAAACATCAACCTATTTACAGTAGCTATGGGCGATTATTCAGAAGAAGCATATAGGTATGCCGAAAAAGTAAATAGTCTGCTTGGCATTGATATTTCTGAGTGGATACGCTTTCAGGGCGTGTTCAAGCAGATAACAACAGGCTTTGGAGTTGCGGCTGAAAAGTCAAACATAATGTCCAAAAACCTGACGCAGATAGGCTATGATATAGCATCATTCTTCAACATCTCCATAGAAGACGCTATGCAGAAAGTTGAATCTGGCATCTCTGGAGAACTGGAACCGTTGCGCAGACTGGGTTATGCCCTTGACGCCGCAACACTTCAGCAGATAGCCTATGATAATGGCATTCAGCAGAACATCAACACCATGACGCAGGCTCAGAAGTCACAGCTGAGATACGTTGCTATTCTTCAGCAATCTACAAATGCTATGGGCGATATGGCAAGAACCATCGTCACGCCTGCGAACTCTATGAGAATTTTGCAGCAACAGTTTGAACAGCTCAAGAGAGCCATAGGCAACATTGTGAGCGTGTTTGCTGTGAAGATGATACCATATGTCCAAGTGTTTGTAAGACTGCTCACAGACGCCGCTAACGCCATTGCAAAGTGGTTAGGCTTTGAGCTGCCAACGATAGATTATTCTGAGGTTGGCAAAGGTCTAAGCAGTGTAACAGAGAACGCAGATGATGCAACAGAGTCTGTCAAGGAAACAAAGAAAGCACTGCTTGCACTCGCTAGCTTTGATGAGATAAATCAGCTCAATCTTGACAAGAACAACGGCAATGACAGCGGAGATACCACAGGCAACAAATATGATCTCGGCATTGATTTGCCTGAATATGACTTTCTTGCAGGACTTGACAAGCAGACGGACGCGCTTTACAAAAAAATCAAAGCTCAGCTGAAAGAACTCTACAATTGGCTCAAAAAGCACAAGGATATGATTAAAGTCATTGCAGGACTATTGGCAACAGTATGGGCAGTAAATAAAATTGCTAACCTGATTAACTGGGTGAAGAAGCTTAAAGGGGCGTTTGGAGCATTAAAAATTGTCAAAGATTGTACGAGTTGGCTATCAAAGCTTAAAGCGGTTGGAGTAGGAGCAATTTCAGGTATTGTCGGTGGTTTTGCAGGGTTTGATTTCTTCAAAAAGCTTGCGAAAGGCACGTTGGATTGGAACAGCGCACTTGTTGATACAGGCATAGCTGTTGGAGCTATTGCAGCGGCATTTGCAATCGGAGGGCCTATTGCAGGTGCAGTTGCTATAGTAGGAACGCTAACTGGTGCATTTATTGGTCTGTACAAAGGTGCAAGAGATGCCAAAATGGAAATAGTCGGACTTTCTGACAATGGCGGTACTAAAATATCTGAAATTGCGGAAGCATTTGGAGCTCAGTGTGACAAAATCATTGAAGCCAAAAAAGCTGTTTCTGAATATAAAGAAACAATCACAAGCAATCAAGACAAAATAGATCAAGCTGTTGGCAATTTGAACGATTTTGGAGACAGGCTAAGTGGACTTAAAGGAAAGCTTACAGACGCCGATAAAGAAAATATAACATCTGGGTTTGAAACAATAGCCACCGCTATCAAGGACAATATTGGTGCAGAAACACAAGGCATTATCGACAATTTTAAGTCTGCAATGGACGGATTACCTGATAATCTAAAAACAAACATACAAAGCAGTATCAGCGAGCTAAACGCTCTAAATTCTCAACTTTCAGGCAATGTTGACAAGGCACAACAATCCATAAACGATTATTATAATACTATATGGAATGGTGGCACGCCAACAGACGAGCAAACCGAGAATTTCAACAAAGCGACAAAATATTTTCTGTCAAAATCGGTTGAAACATCTGACGCATATAAGGAGTACAAGGAAAACTTATCAAAGATTGATTTATCCAAAATCGACTTTGAGGATTTTGATACGTTCAAAAGTTCTATTCAAGACGTTCAGAACAATGCAAATTCAGCAATAACTGCAATAAGTAACGCAAAAAAAGACTCTCTTGATTATATCGAAAGCCTATACCAAGAGACGATAGAACAACATGATCTCGGTTGGGTATCTGATGCACAACTTGCACTTGCAAAAGAAACATTTGAAAATGCAAAAAAGAACATCAACGATAGTGCAGATGAACAGACAAAATCAGTTAAGGACGGACTTGGAAAGATTTTAGGTCAGGCACAGTCGCAATTAAACACAGCTATTGATGATCAAGCTCAGTTTTTTGCGCAGCAAGAAACTACGAATGTGTATGGCGATTATCTTCAGTGGACAGATGATGCTTGGAAGTATTTTAACGATAGCTATAGCAATAACATTAAAGAGCAAAAGAAAAATTTCAGTGATCAGCAAGATGTAATAAAGAAAGCTGCCAAAGATACAAAAGTAAACCTTGGCGAATATGTCAAGGCGCTTAGCCCGTCAAACATTGACCTCAATCATGCTGACATAGGCGGTTGGGGCAAGGTAATTGCCGCCAAAAAAGGTGCAAAAACAGGCGATTGGACTGATTACGGAAAAGAAATGGCCACACAGCTATCAAAGGGAATTGAATTGGGTACTGACGGCACTATTAAATCTGTAAAAGGAATGACCAGCAGTTTGCTCAATGAATTCACTTTGGGCGGCGAAAATTGTGTTGCAGGTTTTGCAAACGCTTTGTCCGACAAGGAAAAGAAAGCGTTCGCAGCTGCAAATGACCTCGGACTTAGCAGCTTGAAGTCATTAAAGCTTGCACTTGATGAGCATTCTCCGTCAAGAGAAACGCACCAAATCGGTGTCTTTTTCCTCCAAGGCTTCATGAACGGCATAAAATTGCTGTCAACGTTTATGAACACTTACGTGGCAAAAACAGCAAAATCAGCCGTCACAACATTTGATACAAATTCCGCGACAACCTCAATCGGTATCAAGTTTATAGACCGTTTTAAAAACGGAATTGACCTGAGGAAAAATAGCCTCATCAATGATATAGTTGACATTTTCAACACAATTCTCGACAAGGCAGATAGTTTCCACGTCCAGTTCTTCAATTCGTTCAATAGTGCGGTACCTGCAATACAGATAGCCTCAAATGGCATTCTTGCCGCTATGGGACAAGCTGTATCTATACCACAGATAAGCTATACAGCACCTGGATATCGTGTTCAGGGATATGCAAATGGCGGTTATCCTGCGACAGGTCAGCTATTTGTTGCAAGAGAAAACGGCACACCTGAAATGGTCGGTTCTATCGGTAGCAGAAACGCCGTTGCAAATAACGATCAGATCACCGCGGCAATCAGTCAAGCAGTATATCAGGCAGTGCGTGAGGCAAACCGAGATACTCAGAACAGCGGTAGCAGAAACAATGAAATGACAGTTAAAATCGTTCCTGACAAGAACAGCTTCGTAAAAGTTGCTGTTGACGGGATAAACGATACAACCAGACGGACAGGTAAAAGTCCGTTGCACTAAAGTGAGGTGGTGACACAATGCTAAAATTCGACGGCGTAGAAATGCCTGTACCTGCTGATTTGCAGGTACAGGACAACAAAATCTGGTCGGATAACACAGGACGTTCAGCAAACGGAATGTTTGTTGGTGATATGGTTTGCATAAAGAAAAAGTTAATCATATCGTGGGTACACCTCACAGGTGAGCAAGTCGCGCTGATAAATCAATACATTTCTAACGTAAGCAAACCGTTTTTCAGCGTGACATTTACAGATGAAACATTTGTTGAGCAAACGTGTACCATGTATGCAGGTGACACAAAATATGATGTGCTAAAGTGGGTCTCACCGATGAAATATCTGAAAAATGTTGCAGTAGACCTAATCGAATGCTAGGAGGCGGTAAAATTGTATACAGTACAGAATGAACCCATCTCTCAGCGTATCGAGAGCTATTGCCGTACTTGGAGGTTGTGGATAGAGAATGCAGAGGGTGTTATATCAGGTGACAGCATTATGTCAGCTGATAGCTCCATGCAGGCAACAAGCCTTTCCGATGACATCGAGCTGGGCGCAGTATGTTCGCAATCGTGGAACATGACCATAAGTGACACTGAAACAGCGTTTCTTGGTAAAGAGTATGACACATATCTGTATCTCGTAGACTACGAAACTAGCGGCATACTTTCAGACGAAAAGATACCAATGGGACGTTTCACCTGCGTTAAGTCGAAAAAGTCTGGCGGCAGTGTCCAGCTGACAATGGCGGACAGGCTGTACTTCTCGGACAAGCCATATGTGCCGCATATTCCTATGCCAAACTGGAATAAAGCAGTCGAGGACGACATTTGCAGACAATTAGGATTGCAGAATGGAAATGATTATACGGAAGTCAGGTTACTGCGTGACAAGAACGGCAGAAGGTTGATAGATAAGAACGGTAAGGTGCTGTACTCAAAATACTTTTACTTCAAGGTCAGCTCATTGCCAAAGGACGTGACCATGCGCCAAATGCTGTCCTATCTGGCATCAGCTCAGGGACAGTTCGGGTATGTTGACAGGTACGGAAAATACGTCCGAAAGTGGTATGGTAAGAGCGTGAAAACATTGGATCCCAACACAATAGACCTGCCAACACTGTCAGAAAGGCAGAACGCTATCGTGGGCATTATCTGCAAAGTCGGTGAAGATGTAACGCTGTCGCTAGGCGTGACAGATACAACGCAGGGTAGAGTTCTGGAGTTTGAAAATCCATACATGACCGAATCACTTTTGCAATCTCTGTGGCGCAGGATAGGAGGTTTTTCGTGGTACACTACAGAATTGTATCACAGACTTGGTGATCCACGTTTTGATATTGGGGACGTGGTGACCTACAACAACGGCACAGACAACTATGATATACCAATAACAAATCTTGATTTTAACTTTGACGGAGGACTTTCAGCAGATATCTCGGCAGTGGGTCTGAGCGTTGAAGAACAGCTTTAAGGGGGCGAGATAATGGCTGATGAAAATTTGACACTGGCGCAGGATATCACTGAAAACGATTATCCGATGCAACACGCCGGGGAGGAAATCGATGAGATACTGAGCCGAGCCGGCAAGATACACTATGGCACTGTGGAATACAAGATGACGAAAGCGAATCCACTGATGCAGATACCACTTGGACTGACCTTTGCACCTAAACAGGTAATAGCAACGCTACGGCAGACAGACACACCAACACCATATCAGAACTACTGCACCCACGTTTATGGGTCAGGAACGTTATACTATATGAGTGTCTGCATGGGAGCTAATAACGGGCCAACATTGGAAACCGTTCCAACAGGAACATACTATGTTGACTACATTGCAATAGAGTAAAGAGGGGTGATTAAATGACGATAACATTAAATGCAGATTATGACGTAACACTGAACACTGCATTGCTGGGCTATGTCGGTGAAACTAATGCCCGTCCTGTGTCGGTCGAAGGGCTGACAGTAGACGGCGCAGACCGCTATGTGTTAACGATAGACTACGGCGACGGCACTGCCTATGAGGTCGATATCACAGACGGCACATGGACGCCTACTGCTGATATCTTGCGGTCGGCGCAGACAGTCAGCTGTCAGATATGTGCAAAAAAACTGTCAGGCGATGAGTATATTTTAGTTAAAAAATCACGCATTTTCCGTCTGAGAATAGGTGCGGCTATCGGTGATAATGCCGTGCCGTCACCTGATGTGGCGATGGACGCACTAGACCGCATAGACGCCATAGGTAAACAGGCGCACGCAGATATGCAGACAGCCGTCACCGCCGCAGAAACAGCGACAACGTCTGCTGAGGACGCAAAGAAATCTGCCACAGCCGCAGGAGTATCAGCCGATACGGCAACGCAGGCGGCAAGCCGTGCTGAGACCGCAAAGGCGGCGGCTGAAACGTCCGCAACACAGGCAGACACCGCCATGCAAGGCGCAGAAACTGCACGTGCTGAGGCAGTCAAGTCTCAGAATGATGCCAAGGTATCAGCAGCTCAAGCATCAACGGAAGCACAGCAAACCGAAGCTGACAAGACAATAACGGCAGGTTATGCAAAAACCGCAAAGACCAATGCTGACAGCACTGCGGCAGACAGACAGGCGGTGCAGACGTTGGCAGAACAGGTGACAGCCGACAAGGCTAATGTGGCAGACAATGCCGCACAGGTCGCAGAGGACAGAACTGCCGCAGAAACAGCCGCACAGACAGCACAGGCGGTGGCTGACAGCCTGCCTGAGGACTACGTGACGGCAGTCAGTAAGATAGCTGAAAATACAGCTGAAATAGGACGTATAAAGCTGACGGATAAAGAATTGACAAGACGTGTAAATGCACTGTATTCCATCGGTCAGGGTATCACGCACCAGTTTGAAACTGACAGCGAAACGGCATATCAGAAGACTGTTCCGACAGGGGCGAAGCTGATGTCGGTGAAGTCAATAGGCGGTCATTCTGAGGCCATTGACGGGGAGATTATCAGTGCTGGTACGACAGAAATTGTCGAGCAGGGAAAGAATTTGTTTGACAAAAGCGGCAAAGAAAATAGCGATGCCTATACAATTCCGATGTATTATAACGGTAGGTACAAGGGTTTGAAAATTCCGTGTGAAAATGGTGATTATACGGTATCAACAAAACACAAATCTGGGTATGTTTCGGGCATGAGCAAATCAGTGTATGTGTTTGATTCTGAAATCCGCACTGATAATAATATAACAGGACTGATTATAGAACACTTAACTGGCTATGGTTACAATGTCGATAAAACTGGAATTATCTCGGTTAAACACGGATACATTATTTTATCTGTATTTAGTGGAGAGTCTACAGGCACTGATAGAAAATCATTTTTTGATTTGTGCGATATTCAAATTGAAAAATCCCCAACCGCCACAGCCTACGCCCCCTACCACAGCAACGTTTACCAAATACCCGAAGCTATCAAGGCACTGCCTGGCTACGGCTGGTCGGCAGGAACGGCACGAAATTATGTTGATTATGAAAATAAACGATACGTTCAATGTGTTGGCAGCGTAGATTTGGGAACGCTGACGTGGATGAAAACATCTAGTCAATCAGTAGGAGATTATTTCTATGCGCCAGTTTCCGCAATTGGGTTTAAAAGATTAGGTGCGTTCGGAATAACTGTTCATAATATACTGTGCAGTAAATATATAACAGTTGCTAGAAATC